TCTGTTGGTTTTATTTTTTGTCCAGGAACTTTCATACCATCTGGAAGTGGTTTGCACACTTTGTCAGTGTTACACCAATACATTCCTTTACCACATTTTTCCTCACCAAGAATTTTTTCCACTAAAGAAATTTCTTCTTTATTAAATCTTGGAATATCAACTTTATTTGCTTTATTTTTTTGAAGTTGTTGTGCTTTTGGTCCAAGTTTTGCGGCAGCATCTGGAGTTAAAGCGCCAGCACCTGTAGATCTTTTAATTTGAGTTTTTGGATCTTTTAATGGATTTAAGGATTCTTCAACTTTTTCATCACTCTGAAGATATTCAGCAGCCGTGTCAATATAGTCTGCAGCTTTAGTAATTTTTGATTGTACCCAAGCAGGTAATTGTTGATTACCCGATTTTATGCTTCGTCTAAGGTTGCTGATTGCCTTCTCAATAGTATCTAATTCACTTCTTGCCATATACCCCTCATCATCTGCCTTTTTTCCAGATGCAATTTCTTTATGATCTTCGTGAATTTTTTTCATTTTTCCTTTAATCCAAATGTCGGGGGTTTTTTTGTTTTTAGATACAAAAGCATTATGAAGTTCTTTAGCAGTAATATCATGTGATTTCATAATTTTTCTCATAAGAGAATCTATAGAATCATATGAAGTGTCACTTAATTTTAATAATTTAGATTCTAACTGTTTTACTGCTTGGGATAACATTTTATCTTTATTTATCTTCTGTAGTATTTAATTTATTTTTTAATAATTTTGAAAGTTCCGCAGTTGATCCAACAAAGAGTGCATTAGTAACATTTGTCGGATTATTGATCGGTCTGGTTTCTTCAATATCCTTTAATTTCTTTTGAAGTTCCATTAATTTGTCAGTTGCATCTGAAACATTTTTAATTAGTTGACCAACAACCTCATATGCTCTAGGAGATTCTGTTTCTTGTGCCAATTCAAGAACACTGTTAATTGCTTCTTGACCCTTTTCAATAATTGAATAGAAATTTCCTCTTGAGTACTCATAGTCCTTTTTAATATCATTAAGAATCTTATTAGATTCGTTTTTATCTGGAACTTTTTCTATTTGAGTAGTCTCAATTTCTTTTGACATAGTTTCACCAGTAATATTAAAAACCTCGTCAAGTTTTTCAAATTTTTTTGTCATAGTTAACTCAACTAAATTCTAAACCACTAAAACCAAAATCATCACCAATTGGAATTTGTAAATTATCTGCTTGTGTTATTAATTTAACCTCAGACCCAGATACATGATTTGAAATTGAAGTTCCATAAGATCCTCTAATTACATCTAGTATATTGCCAGTTTTGTTAGCAACATATAATGTTTCATTATCTATAGTAAAATATGAATTTAATGGAATGTTAGTTGCATCAGAAACTTCCACACTGGTTGAACCTAGTTGAAGATCTTTACTTAATAATGTTACAACATCTCCAGTATAGTTTTTAGTTGCTACTGGTTCTGTAGAATAAGTAAGATCTCTTGTTGTAGATTTTGTATCTCCTGCAATAAATCCTAGAGAAACTTTTTTAATGATATCTGTAGTAGCACCAGAGGATACTGGTCCAAATAGATAAACTTTTGCTACAAATTTTAAAGTATAAATTAATGCTCTTCTTTCAGTATAATCACCTTCATAATTATCTTCCATTACAATATTTTCAAGAACAATTGGAATATCTCTTTTTTCACCTATTGAATCTACTAAATTAATAGTTAATGTATATGATGGTTGAAAATATGGTAAAATTTGCTCAATTATTTGCAACATATCGTCATTCAACTTTGTCATAATACTCAATTCAAAATCCATATTATAAGGAACTGGTATGTATGCCTTTCTTATATCAGTTCCATCTGTTACAGATTTTGCTAGAAATGTTTGAGTAGTTGTTAATTTTCTAGCAGTATCATAAGTTAATCCATTAAATTCAAAAGACATTCTTGGCAATGTCATTTGAACTGGAGTACTTAAATTGGGTTGTTGCTCAACTCTTGCCAAAAATTTCTGAATAGGTCCATATGAAAGAGGGACTTTGATTACGGACTTAACTTGTCCACCACTATCAGTATGTCTTATTTCGATATTATTAAATAAACTACCAAATCCTATAACAGTTTTGCGAAAAATTTCGTGATAAAAATATTCAAACATTTTTATTGACCTGTTTGTTATCTATTTAACAAATTAAGGAGTTCCAAATGGATTTACCTCACTAAAATCTAGTATATTATTTGCTTCTTGCTGAATAATATTATTTTGTCCGTAGTTATCATTTATAGTTTCTAGATTAGCATTTCTTATGCTATAATTAGCATTTGATGTTTGTCCAGTAACAATTTCTCCTGGTATAAATGTTCCAGTTGCATTTGATAATTCTAGTTGTTTAGTTATATAATTCCAAGATTTAACTCTTGCAGATATACTACTTATACTTCCAACAACAACTTCATTATATTGATAAGTTCCAAATCCAACCATTACTGTCGGAGATCCTATTTGTATTTGAGGTGCTTGAGTATATCCTAATCCAGAATTTATTATTCGGATCTGTGTGATTTCTCCAGATTGACTAATTATTGCTTTTGCTTCTGCAGAAACGGAAGATATTCCTATAAAATTGATAGAAGGTGCAGTTAAATAACCAGAACCACTACTTATTACTGTAATAATTCCAACAATACCATTACCTATTGTTGCAAATGCTTCCGCACCTTGACCACCTCCTCCTGTAAATGAGATTTGTGGAGCAACAGTATATCCATATCCAGAATTTGTAAGTTCAACGCCCTGAACTCTCAACAAAGTTTGATTTGGTTCACATAAATCAACAATACCACCTATCATTGTTGCTATTCCAGTTGCAGTACCTTGAGGAGAACTTGAAAATGCAACTGTAGGAGCAGATTTGTATCCAGATCCTCTATTTGTAATAGTTACAGATCTAACACCACCATTTACAATATTTGTAACAGCAGATGCAGTAGAACCTATTCCGACAAGTTGTAAAGTTTGTGTCACTGAGTATTGTTCTCTATCATCTAGATTATCTCCAGTTCCATCTCCATCATATCCTCCACTGTCTGGATTATCTATAAAGTCTATTCCGGTATCAATAATCTCATTTTCATATCTGAAGAGTTCGCATCTGAGTTCATAAACATAATTCTTTCTTAATTGATAAAAAGGTTTTTCATGCTCAACATATTTAATTTCAAATAATCTATTACCATAAGGAAAATAAATTAAATCTCCTTCTTTTGGTCTTGAGGATAACTTTATATCAGGAGTATTTTTAATTAATTTGGAAATATAATTTTCCCATCTTTCTCTAGAAATAATTAAATTTAAATCATCCAATTCTTGAATACCAAATTTAGACAAGATAGTACCTTGTCCACCATAACCTTCATATGAGTCTACATATGCCTCAATTGGATATGCAAAGTTAAAATGAGATTCAATAACTTCTTTTATTACAGTTTTTTCTGTAACATATCTACGAGGCAAATAATAAACATCAACACCGTACATTCTCAAAGATTCATTTATCAAATCTTGAAAAAGACCTTGTTCTGTTTTAGATCCATTTAAAAAGAAAGGATTTAGCATGAGTTTATCCGATCATATCTAGAGGAGGAAGTTCATAAGTATTTGACATTTTTTCAATCAATGCATCAATTTCTCTTTGAGCATCTTCAAATAATTCTCTTCCATTATATTCTATTCCACCCGGAAGTTTCATGCCTCTATACTTAGCACTTAAATTTATTCCCCATTGTCTTTTAATTAATGAAGTTAAATATGGTTTTAAGAAAGAATCATTCCAAACTTTAGAATAATCATTTGGATCCATCATTCTATAGCAGTCTAGAATTAAATAATCTCCAACTTTTAAACTTGCCCAATCAATATCCAAATACAATCTATCTTGTCTTTTATTAAAACGAATTTGTTTCTGAGTAGTCAACAACCAATTAATATCTTCAAGATAAGTTTTAACCATAGAGTAAGTTAAAAGTTCTGTAGATCCCCAAT